ATGCTTCTTTCCTAGGGATATGCAATGGATGAGAATCTTCAAAGGTAACAAACCCCTCTGGTAATCTTAATTTTGGATAAAAAATATCATTAACCTTTAAGTTCTCAGGTTTAACCAAATCATATAATCTCTTTTGCTTCTTTGTGCCAAATACATCAAATAACTTGCCAAGTGGACCATGTGTCTTTTCAGAATCATCACCACAGCTCCAACAATGATATAAATGTTTTAATAGTGATACTTCAAGATTGCCTTTATTCTCCCCTTCATCGCAAAGGGGGCAATTATATGTGTATTGGTGTTTTGTGGTAAATGATTTGACTGGTTCACCAATCACATCACTTATCAAACCCAATATAACTTCTATTTCTTTATCTTGATTCTCCATTTCGCAAATATATGTAAGAATTTGCGAATTACCAAATGTTTTTCATCTTCATATATCCAAGGACTGCTGTATAAGCATCAGTTTGGTCAAAATTTTCTTTTTTCAAATTTCCCTTCTTGTCGTAATGCCAAGTGATTTGGGGTTCTTTCACTGCAACCAAATCCAATATTAATTTTTTCTTATCCATTGATTTGTCCAACCCCCCAAACAAAACTTCTTTACCGTTTTTATTCTTTTGAGTTAATTCTGGATAAGCAAACTTTCTTGCATTGTATGTTGAAATAAATTCTGGCATAATATTCAATACATCAAAAACTTCTTTACAAACTAATGTATTAAACCTCATTAATATACCAACAGTATTTACATTGTTTGAAGTTAATAATGGTTCTTCTATAATTACTTTTGTTATTCCAAGATTTTTATAATCTTCCAATTTTAATTTGAATAAAGTTGACTTAACAATAAGTTCTTCTATCTTTGAATTCATTTCTGATTTTGGAATTGGCGACAAATGTGTTAATTCCAATAATTTTTCAGAATTAGTATCAAACAAAGCAATTCCAATTGTCTTTGTTGACACATCAAGTCCCAATACTTTGGGCGAATTAATATCTATTTTATTTACCATTAAAAATCTAAACTTATGTTAAATTGTTGATCCCCCAAAACTCTCTCAATAGGTGAACTTAATTTTGATATAACCATAAGTTCTTTGTTGGAATTGTAAAGTCCAATTTCAGTAATATACTTATTCTTACCAGTTACATAAGTTGGATTTGTTGTTGTTGAAAATTGTGTTATAACAAGATTAACAGCATATTTCATTTCATATATTGTTGCCACAATTCCAGTTTGAATGTTTCCATAAAAATAATATTCATCCCCAAAATTTAACTTTGTTGGTTGACTATTTAAAGGAACATCAATGAATTTTGCCAAATCATATATTGTTGCAGCTGTGTAATTTGATTCTGTAATAACAAATGTTGTTTTAGTTAAACCTGATTCTGGGATATATCCATTTATTTTTGTTGAAGCAATCTGGCTTGTAAAATCAATTATTCTCCATTGGTTTGGTTCTGGCAAACTATTTGTATTTGTTCTTTGTGCCAAAATTTTAATTTCATTTGCTGAAAAACCTGACAAACTATTATTTGTATATAAAAATGGAAATTCTTCCCCAAATTTAACCGCAACATTCTGAGCTGTTATTGTACAACCAGTATCAGGACCAACAATATTTTGATAATAATTGCAATGTAATGAATTTGTAAACCCTGTTGAATCCAAACGATATGTAACCCATAAAGTTTTTCCATCCCCAGTCAAAACACCAATATCATTTGATGTATCTGTATCAAATAAATTTGGTGTTATTAAACTAACTTCTGGTGCAGGTAATGTCCAATTCCTATTTGATTTATATGACAATGCCGCAACCAATTCATCATCATCAATAACCACAATTTTACTATCAGGAAAAACCCTTCCTACTCTATTTAACTCATTTTTTGAATTTTCATTTGTATCCCATAAATTAAAGAAACGAATGCCCGGCTGATTCATATCAGAATTCTTTGTTGATTTGATATAATATGGAATAGATTTACCTGGTTCATTTGGGGGATCAATATAAAAACTTTGCCCAATACTTGAACCATCAGACTTATGCCACATCAATGTTGGAATTGTTAATTTAAATTTTCTTGCCAAATCATTAGTATCCTTTGGGTCAGCAACATCAAATGGCATTGTTGCAAATTTTTCCCCATAAACATTATCAATAGATTGATTTGTATAATGAATTACTGCAACTGCTTTTTGATTTTTTGATTCAACAATAATTTTATTCAATCTTGAATCATAATAATAAACTGCACCATTATCACTTGATAATGTTTGCCCAGAATTTGAATACAAATATTCTTTTGTTCCCAAATATGATTGTGATCCATATTTTGTATAATCCTCATAAGTATCCCCTGTTATTCCTGCCACAGTTTGCGACCAAGGAATATTCATATTCCAAACTCTTGTATCTACTGTTGCTGATGTATCACAAATCGTTTCATAATTAAAAACATCATTTGACCAATTTGGCATTGGTGTAACACTATCATATAACGCAGTCATCCCTGATGGATAAATTAAACATCTTGCTATCTCACCTCCACTTGTCTTTGCTGAATATATTGGTAGGTTTCTATCCAATCCAACAATATAATTACTACCACTTATTGTTGATGCACTAATCTTATAAGTCAATATTGGAAAAGAATTTCTTATGCTACCACAATCCCCAACACCATCTAAAATAATGGTAAGAAAATCACCAACTTTTGGAACACCAGTTGTTGCTGAACATGTATTTGCTGATAACAATAAACTTGTTTGACCAGTTATTGTTGGCATACTTGCAATATAATTTGATGAAACCGTATATGCTGATGTTGTCTGGGCTGAATATGTTGTAACTCCACTAACAAAAAATCCCTTATCTGTTGCCAAATTATAAAATTCCTTTATTGTTGACTCATTAAATGGAATTCCATATGTTGTACCAATTGCACCATTTAGAAAGTAGGGATATTTTACATTTTGTTTGTTAACATTATACCCACCAGCATTATCATTATGCTCGCAAAAAGCTGGCATTAATACATTATTATTTGTAATATTATCTCCAATATAATCAATCTCACTATCTCCAACTTGGAAATAAGAAATATTGAACAACCCCTTTGATATTGCCTTCCTACCAACATCAGTTATTCTTGTAATTATTTTTCCAGATGTATTTTTTAAAATATAACTCATTATCTTTTATATATAATTATTTAATATGTGAATTTATTCCAACATAATTTTGAGAATTAAATATTATCTCACAACATCTGCAAGTATTTATCTTGGCTGAATCAATTCTTATTGTATTTTTTTGTTCCACCTTTGTTGAGCAACCATTTGAATCCACTTGATAACCATTATTATTTATAATGGATGTTGTTGTCCCTGTTAATGTATCTCCACTAATTATTGTTGTTGAATAAGTTAATGCTGAATATGTGGTATTAATCAAATTTGGCGAACAATATGGTCTGTTTGTTGCCAATGAATTTGATATTATGTTTGGAGTTAACAAAGAATTATTTTTATAAACTGAAATAATATTGTTTGTACTTGCTGAACCTGGTTGGTATAATGAAGTTTCAAGATTTGCATTCATTGTTAATGTTAATACATGTCCAGCCTTTAACTCTGGATTAATATTTAATTTCCATGTTGTTTGAATTGTATCATCTGATATAAATTGCTCTGAAATATTTGATAAATTAATTTCATATCTTGATAATTCATTTTCTGAAGAAACATTTGAAACAATTGAAGCTACACCACCTGTTTGACCTGAAACATATAAATTATATTGGCCTTCACAAATACCCTTAAAAATTGGTGAACTTGAATATGTTTGACCATTATTTATTGAATATACATAAGGCTTAATGCCCCCTAAAGATGATGCCACAATAACACCATCACAATTTCCAACACAACTATTGTTTGTTATTTTTGACCTTAATAAAATGGGTGAATATCCATCACATTCACCATATGTAACCAAAACATCATTCTTTGGTGCAACACCCCTTATTTTCCAATCACTTGTTGGTATATCACTTGAATTTACACTTCTTAATGCTGTATTTGTAACTCCTGTCCAATTTAAAACTTCCCAATATTTATTACTTAAATTCCAAATTATTGTCATTGAACTTCCTGTTGAATGCCAATAATTTTTGCCATTTGTTATTCCACTATATTGAAAATTATATGGACCTATAATATCATTCTCAAAATAAACATTCAAACACAAATCATTAATTGCCATATATTAATCTTTTTTTAATCTAACAGAATAAAATGAATTCAACCCAACATTTTCAATATAACTCATTGATAATTCATTATATGAAAACAATCCAATATAATTTTTATTTGCAAAACCAGTATTGGTAGTTGTCCAATAATATCCATTAATTTTATTATTTATGAAATTATTATTTATCAAACCACCACCACCAACCAATGAGAAATTATATAAGTCTTCTGCACCCAAATTTGGTTCAAACCATAAATTGCGTTCTTTTAATTTACCACCACCACTCACACCATTAATTTCTGATGCCAAAAATATATTATCCCACTCAGTTTTTGTTGGTATATGGTATCCATTTGGTGCCAAATTTCTTGCATCTGTAATAGCAGCATAATTATATAGATAACCATAAATATCCCCAAGCCCTGAATTGAAATTATAATAGGTATATGCTGGTCCTGAAATATTATTTAAGTCTGTTGTTGATGCAACAAATGGTATATCTGTCCCATCTCTAAATGTTGTTACTTTCAAATTTTCTATTGCCCAAGTACCACCAGATGCTGTAACAATATCTAAACATTTTGTTCTCCCTGTAACAACACCTAAATCACTAATTGAATGGCAAAAATTATTATATTTTAATTTCCTATAACTTGTATCCCCTGATGGCCAAATATTAATTCCAGCCTCACATTTTGATTTTGAATCTGCACTACTTGACCCCCTATATAATGTACTATTTAATTCACCAAATGTATTACCTCTTGCATATACAAAAAAGGTAAGACTTAATGTGCTTGATGAACATATATAATCACAAGTTGTGTTACCAGTATCATTTAAAAAATTACGAAACGGGAAAAATCTTGTACAATAAGTTGGTTCAACTGGATCCTCAATAATTTTTGTTAAACTAATGCTCTGACCAGAATCTGGATTATTAACCAATATAATATAATCTCCAGATGCCAGACCTGTTAATATATTTCCTGTATTTAATTTACCATTAACATTTATAATATACCCACCTAACCCACCTGATACTAATATTTCAAGCGACCCATCCTTTCTACCAATACCAGATGTTTTTTTAACATTCACATCAACGCTTAATGGGTATATTGTAATAATATCTTCTGCCATATATAATATATTTAACTCAAATTATTTAAACAATTCACACAATCAATGAATGTTCCCCCATTTGTATCAAAATAATTTCCCGTATATGTGAAATAATTTATATTACCAACTGGAGTATATGATTTATCAAATGCACCCAAATATGTCCAACAATTATTATCAGAATCCTTAATAACAAAACCAATAGGAATACCAATTCCAATATTCTGAATTAATTGTGAATTAATTGTATTTCCATCCAAAGGAATGCAACTCTCAAATACATGTAAAAGATTTGATGTTGGAGATGGTGTTAATGTAATACTTGGTGTAATTGTTACGCTTGGGGTCATTGTCATAGTTGGTGTTGGTGTTGGTGTTATTGCACAACTTGAACACGTTGTTCCAGTATAAACATTCAATATTGTTTGAATGCTAATATTTGAACTACCAGTAGATTCATTCCTATCATATGTGAAGCACCTCTGGACACCATTGTTTGATGTTCTGATAATGTCCCCCACTTTAATTGGAACCCCACTTAAAATCAAATCTTGTGTTGTATACACTTCCTCATTTGTATTACAATCAACCAATACCCTAACACCTTTAAAACTAAACACTCTACTCATCATCTCATAATTCAAACTTCCACCAATCAATCTATCATTTGTTGCTGTTACAGAAGGGGTCATTGATGGGGTAGAACTTGGATATGCATAAGTATATGCTGACATCCCCACATTAACTGCCAATCCCCCAGTTGAAGATGGTGTTATTGTCATTGTTGGGGTTATAGTTGGAGTTGGGGTAATAGTTGGGGTTGGAGTTGTTGAAGCAGATAACTCACAATTAAAATATGCAGAAAAATCAACAATATCACAAGATGCTGGGCTTGGGGTTGGTGTTGGACAATTTCCACTAAACACAATACCCTCATATAAATCAGGATTAAGTTCCCCATAACAAGGTGATTTACCAGTTAATAAACAAGAACCACCCAAAGAACCACTTAAACACCATTGTTCCAAATCTGTATTAAAATAAATGACACCACTTGTTTCACCAGTATAATAAACATAATCATCATATAAAACATCAGCAACAGAAAAATTACCAACATTTGTACCCAAAATAGAATAAGTTGGCGATACACAAAAATCTTGTATGGCATCACCTGGGGATACACCGGGGTTAAAAGGCACTTGGAATACCTCAACCACTTCTGGCTCAACAACCTCTTCAACTTCCTCAATTATTTCATGCACAAAAACCTCTTGAATTTCCTCAATTACTTCAGGTTCAACAATCTCTTCAACTTCCTCAATTATTTTATACACAAAAATCTCTTGAACTTCCTCAATCACTTCTGGCTCAACAACCTCTTGAACTTCCTCAACCACTTCTGGTTCAATAATCTCTTCAACCTCCTCAATTATTTTATGCACAAAAACCTCTTGAATTTCCTCAATCACTTCTGGACACTGCCTCTGTTGAACAAATAATGTACCATCTGAATCAAACAAATCACCAATTTCAGCATATTCAATAACACTTGCAAATCCACTAAAATAAATGCCATCTATACTAAAAACATCCCCTACATTTGGATTTACAGCCTTCAAATTAAATCTAAACTTATAATCCCCCGCACAATCTTTGAATAAAGTTACCCCCATATTAAATTAGTTGTTTGAAACATTTACCACACTTGTTATTAATCTATTATTATTATCAATAATCTTAACAAGGTATTGGATATTATTATCTATTGGTTTTGGTAAATCAAAAGAATATGTGGTTCCAGAAATGGTATTTATATAAATACAATCATTTATAGATGGTTGACAAATATAAATATCATAAGGGCTTTGCCCAGTTATACCAAAAATGTTAACACTTATATTTGTCATGTAAAATAGTATTTAAGATATAAATATTAAGTAATGTATAATATCCATATAAAAATATAAATTAAAATTAATAATTTTACATATTAAAATATTGATTTGTATGAAAATTATATTATTTTAAAAATAAAAAAATAAAAAAATGAAAGAAAAATTATTATTTGTAACACCGCATTTATCAACTGGGGGTTTACCGCAATATCTTCTCAAACAAATTGAAGAATTTCTTCCTGTATATAATATTTATGTCATTGAAATAGCAAATGTAAGCGGTGATTATGTTGTACAAAAGAATAAGATTAAAGAACTTGTAAATGTTATTACACTTGGGGATGATAAATCTGAAATATTAACACACATAAATAACATTAGTCCTGACATTATTCATTTTCAAGAAGTACCTGAATTCAATTTGTCAGATGATATCCTTTTCAAGATATTTCAACGTGACCAAGGTTATAAGATATTTGTCACCACACATGGATCATGGACAAATCCAAATGATATAAAATTTCATCCAGATAAATATATCTTAGTATCAGAATGGAGCAAGAAGCAATTTGTAAAAACAGGAGTTCCATTAACCATATGGGAATACCACATTCCAAAGAAAATACCAAAGAAAAAGCAAAAACAAGAACTCCTTGGATTTGACCCCTCTTATAAACATGTCCTACATGTTGGATTATTTACACAAGGTAAAAACCAAAAGGAAATAATTGAAGTCGCTAGATTGTGCCAAGATGAGAAAATAATATTTCATTTTGTTGGAAATATGGCTGGAAACTTCTATGAATATTGGAAACCAATATTGGATGATTTACCAAAGAATTGCGTTATACACGGGGAACAAGAAAACCCATTGAATTATTATGAAGCGTCTGATTTATTCTATTTCCCATCAATATATGAATTGAATCCCTTATCATTAAAAGAAGCATCATCCTTTGGTCTTAAAATTATAACAAAAAACTTACATACATATGAAAATTATTATGATAATAAGGCAGTATATTCCACAGATAACCCAGAAGAGAATAAGAAATTATTAATCAATCTATTGAATGAAGATAAAAAAAGAAATGAAGATGAAGTAACCATTGTATTGGCTCACACAAATAACTTATTTAGAAAAAATATGCTAAAAAGATGTTTGTCAACCATCAATACAGAAATCATATTATCATGCAATAAACCAGTTGATGAAGAAACCCAATCATTATGTGATTATGTATTATATTCAAAAGATAATCAATTATTGGATAAAGATGAATATGAAGAACATAATGTTATATTTGAATATTGGAAGATAAATGCAAAAGGGGAAAAAACAAGTACTTCAATGCCTTTTGAACATAGTTTTGGAGTTTATAACTTAATAAAGCAGGGTGTCAACTTTGCAGATAAATTAAACAAAAAGAAAATACATATTGTAAATTATGATACATTAATATATTCTGACACATTAAATGATAATTATAAACAGCTTAATTCAAAGGATTTAATTTTATATTACAATAATAACATAGATAAAAATGATGGATATAAAACCAATTTCTTTTCTGGCAACATAACCCCATTATTGGAGTTATTTAACTATTACAAAACAAAATTAATATTTTATATCAACTTCAAGAAGTTTGAGGAAAAAATGTATGATTTAATCAAAGATTATAAGTTTAATGTTGTTGAAAAATGCTTAACTGATAAAGTAACAACAGACTTGGAAGGTGTTCATAACCAATTTTCAAGTTTTGACATATATGAATTAAAAACAACTGATATTGAACCAAATATTAATATTAATTTTATTGATGGTCCATTTGTTGAAATAACTGGTGGTCCAAACATAAGATATGATATTACATTCAAAAATAAAAAAACAAACAAAATTGAATACAAATCAAATATTGGGAGAAACAATTGGACAAAATCATCCATAAAATATTTTGTTGATTGGGAAATCACTGTTAGCAACCAAAAAGGGAAACATGTCTTTAATATGGATTTAACCAATAAAAGGGTTTATATTGCCATTGATTCAAAATCTCTTGGTGATTCCGTTGCATGGATGCCTTACATTGATGAATTCTCAAAAAAACATAATTGCAAGGTTGTTGCATCAACCTTCTGGAATAACTTCTTTGAAAAAACATATCCAAACATTGAGTTCATTATACCTGGTCAAGTTGCCCAAAATATACATGCAAAATATACCCTTGGTTGGTTCTATAATAATCAAATGGAACCAATATTACCAAATATAATACCATTACAAATGACAGCAACAAATATCCTTGGCCTAGATTATACCGAAATAAAACCAACCATTGATTTCATACCAAAGAAAAGACCCATAAAAGAAAAATACATAACAATTGCAACCCACTCCACATCAGCCTTAAAATTCTGGCTATACCCAAATGGATGGGATGAACTAACAGAATTTTTAAATAGCAAAGGATATACCGTTATAAACATTTCAAAAGAAGGAAATAATATCAAAAATGCCATAACTCCAAACAATTATGACATAAATAACATTATGAATTATATTCACCATTCTGAAATATTCATTGGTCTGGGAAGTGGCTTGAGTTGGTTAAGTTGGGCAATTAATAAACATGTGGTTATGATTAACAATTTCACTGATTTAAATCATGAATTCACAACAAATACAACAAGAATATATAATCATAATGTATGCAACTCTTGTTGGACAAACCCAAACTTCAAATTTGATAAAGGAGATTGGAACTGGTGCCCAATACATAAAGGAACATCCAGACAACACGAATGCCAAAAAAGTATAACACCCGAAGATGTTATACTTAATTTGAAACAGCATACAAATTTAAATATTTGATATAACAAAATCCATATCAAACATTTCATCCAATGTGCTATACGGACACTCATGTACATTAAAATCAAACTGATAGTCAAACAAGTATGAACCAATTAATTGGTTCTTGTTTTTGGGCTGATTTGCAACAATATTATTGTGCAAGTCATACCCAAAAACCTTGGGTGATGTTCCAATCCAAAACACAGTTGACCGCAAATTAATAGCAACTGCCGCATGTTGCAAAGAAGAATCTATTAAAAATCTCTTGGACGAAACTGTCAATATACTAAACAACTCCATATTAGATAACTTAACATCAAGCCTCTCTGTATCATTCAAAACATAACCACCTTTCCTTGTTATATGGAATATATGGTGGCTGTCCTTGTACTTGTCAACAATCAATTGTGCAATATCTTGTGGCATATCCCTACACCAAGAATATATATTCTTTGATTCTAAATCACCACCAGATGTTTGTAATACCACCACTGGTTTATCCCTAAACCATTTCTTTGCATTAACCTTCTCTGCGTAATTTGGGAAAAGTTGGGGTATCTGATTGCTATACTCTATATTAAGCAAATCACACCAGTTACTTACCAGATGCTTCTCCTTATGTATATGACCCGTTTGATGATACGGCTCATGTCTAAAAACAAGAGTATCCTTGTTCTCTACAAAATCCTGGTAAAAGTAGGGGCAATTACCTAATGGATACACCCTATCAACATAAGGATTATTTAGAAAAACTTCAGGATATGATACAACCATTATAAGTTGTCTATCTGGATAAATTTCTTTTATTGTCTTTGGTAATGATGTAGCTGCAACATTCTTTCCTAATCCACCTTGAATGTGCCATACTAAAATTTTTTCTGTTGTTAAATCCATTAATTTTTTATTTATAGGTTTTATAATTATAAGACGCAATCTACTATTGTGTATGATGATTTTTAAAACATTTATAAAATAATGTCTCTTATTATTAAAATATCTCCATCATATTCTTCTGTACAAGATCCTGATGGAGTTCCTCCAAAAGCAAGCCCTACGCTTTGTGTTCCTGCTCCTGCTAAAGAACACCTTGCTATTAATAATGCTCCGCGTGATGACCAAGATGTGCCATTATATTCTTCTGTACAAGATTTTGGAGAATAACTAGCAGCACCACCAAAAGCAAGTCCTGCATTCTGTGAGCCTGCTCCTGCTAAAGAACCCCTTCCTTCTATCAATGCACCTCCTGTTGTCCAAGTTGTGCCATTGTATTCTTCTGTATAAGATGTTGGTCCATAACCACCACCTCCTAATGCAAGTCCTGCATTTTGTGTTCCTACTCCTGCTAAAGAACTCCTTGCTTCTATCAATGCACCGCCTGATGACCACGATATACCATCATATTCTTCTGTACAAGATATTGGAGAATAACCACCGCCCCCCATAGCAAGTCCTGCATTCTGTGTTCCTACTCCTGCTAAAGAACTCCTTGCTTCTATCAATGCACCCCCTGCTGACCAAGCCGTACCATTATATTCTTCGGTACATGAACCTGAATAACTACCACCAAAAGCAAGTCCTGCGTTTTCTGTTCCTGCTCCTGCTAAAAAATGTCTTGCTGTTATTAATGCACCCCCTGCTGACCAACTTGTGCCATTATATTCTTCTGTACATGATAAACCTTCATTACAATATCCTCCAAAAGCAAGTCCTTCATTCTGTGTTCCTGCTCCTGCTAAACCAAGTCTTGCTGTTATCAATGCACCTCCTGCAGACCAGGATCCTAAAAAAGTGCAATATGATGCCATTGATTTCAAATTTGTTGTATCAAACCATAAACATACAGTATCAGTGCATATTACTGCTGGTCTATTTGCAACTCCTATTATTTCTGTACTTTGTAATTTTGCCATATTATCGTATTGAATCTACTATTGTTATTGTTTTAGTGTACTCTTCTGTACAAGAAACTCCATTATTCATATACCCACCTATAGCAAGTCCTGCGCTTTGTGTTCCTGCACCTGCTAGTGTGTGCCTTGCTACTATCATTGCCCCACCTACTGACCAAGATGCGCCATCATATTCTTCTGTACAAGAAACACCAGTATTTGTTACTATGCCTCCTATAAAAAGTCCTTCATTCTGTGTTCCTGTCCCTGTACCTTCTCTTCCTATTATCAATGCACCACCTGTTAACCAAGTTGTGCCGTTGTATTCTTCAGTGCAATCACCATTTGGAAATGTTCCCCCAAAAGCAAGTCCTGCATTCTGTGTTCCTGCTCCTGCTAAATTATGTCTTGAACTAATCAATGCGCCACCTGTTGACCAAGATGTACCATTGTACTCTTCAGTGCAGGTACTACTATTATTTACAAAACCTCCAAATGCAAGTCCTGCGTCCTGTGTACCTGCACTTGCTGGTCCAAACCTCGCTATTATCAATGCTCCGCCTGCTAACCAAGATGTCCCATCGTATTCTTCTGTACAAGAAAGAGCGCCCGGATTACGGCCTCCAAACACAAGTCCTACACTCTGTGTCCCTGCTCCTCCTAACCGATATCTTGCTATTGATAATGCTCCGCCTGCTGACCATGATGTACCATCGTATTCTTCCGTGCAAGAAAGAATACTACCATTATACCCGCCTATAGCAAGTCCTGCATTCTGCGTCCCTGCTCCTGCTAAATAACCTCTTGCTGTTATCAATGCATTCCCTGCCGACCAGGATCCTGAAAAACCGGAATATGAGAAAACTAACTGTTTAATTGTTGTATTAAACCATAAACATACAGTATCAGCGCATATTACTGCTGGTCTATTTGCAACTCCTATTATTTCTGTACTTTGTAATTTTGCCATATTATCGTATTGAATCTATTATTGCGATTGTTTTAATGTATTCTTCTGTACAAGAAACACATGAACCATTATACCCACCCATAGCAAGTCCTGCACTTTGCGTCCCTGCTCCTGCTAAAGAACATCTCACTGATAATAATTTGCCGCCTGCCACCCAAGAACTGCCGTTATATTCTTGTGTATCAGGCACAGCAAAAGAGTTACCACCAAAAGCAAGTCCTGCATTCTGTGTTCCTGCTCCTGCTAAGCCACATTTTGCTGTTATCAACGCACCTCCTGCTGACCAAGATGTACCATTGTATTCTTCTGTGCAAGATCCTGATGGAGTTCCTCCAAAAGCAAGTCCTGCATTCTGTGTTCCTGCTCCTGCTAAAGAACTCCTTGCTTCTATCAATGCACCTCCTGTTGCCCAAGTTGTACCATCATATTCTTCTGTGCAAGATGATGGAGAATAACTAGCATAACCTCCTAATGCAAGTCCTGCATTTTGTGTTCCTACTCCTGCTAAAGAACTCCTTGCTTCTATCAATGCACCGCCTGATGACCACGATGTGCCATTATATTCTTCTGTACAAGATATTGGAGAATAACTAGCGCCTCCCCCAAAAGCAAGTCCTTCATTCTGTGTTCCTGCTCCTGCTAAACCAAGTCTTGCTATTGATAATGCACCACCTGCTGACCAAGATGCACCATCGTATTCTTCTGTACAAGATTTTGGAGAAAAACTAGCAAAGCCTCCAAACACAAGACCTGCATCTTGCGTTCCTGCTCCTGCTAAACCACATCTTGCTGTTATCATTGCGCCACCTACTGACCAAGGAGGACTATATCCACAATATGAAATGACTGGTTTTAAATTAACTGTATCAAACCAAATGCACATCGTATTTGAACATATTGTTGCAGGTCTATTTGCAACTCCTATTATTTCTGTACTTTGTAATTTTGCCATATTCTTTTTTTATTATAAATATCATCTCCTAACTTTATTTATACCCAAAGAAATCATTGTACCACTTATAGGATGTCTTTATGGAATCAACTGTATATTGACCTAGCACATTTTTTGAATCATTTGGTAACATATTCAAACTATTCCTTATAATATGATCACCATATATCCCATGTATTGCATCATTTTCTACTGTGACTTGACTTATATGTTGAAAATTATGTTTGAAATCATCTACTTCTAAATATTTATAAATGTTTCTCATCACCATTTCTGGATTACTGCATAGGTCTTCATATTTAATGAATAGAAAGTTCTTTGCTGTACCATCCAATAATGTTTGTTGTAATTTTTCCAATGAATAACCTACAGGAACTGTTTGCGCCCATAGTTCAACTCTCTTATGTGTTGTTGTCCCTTTCATTTTGATATTATCCATTGTGCCATCATCTTTATCAGGATTCATTCTAAACTTCTTCTCCATTGATGCAAATATGGATGGTAAATCCCTAACCATATATATTACTTTTGGATTTTCTACCACATTTGATAATAGGTTATAATAAAACGCCCATACCCTATTCTTATCCAAATAATATGGTTTTGATGTTTGTGATGAAACATATGCTTTTATACCTTCTTTACAGAAATTATAGAAACCCTCTTTCCACATTTCTGTATCACCAGCCTTTGATTCATGGTTTTGATTGTATCCTATTCTTGCTCCTAACATCAAATCAATTAGACCTGATGTTGGTGTTACATGAAATTCAGGATTTTGTCCCATTATGTTTTGTAATAAAGTGCTACCACTCCTTGGTAACGTTGAATTAAAAAATATCTTTTGTTTCATTTGTATCTTCCAAATATAATTTCTGAAATGGTTTCTTTATCACCTAATGTGCCTTTTGTTAAAGCATTGACACCTAATGCTTTTCTCACCCTATTTGTATTGTTTGGTGGAACACCATGTGTTAACCAAGAGGGGAATATTAAAAAATCATTTTTCTTTGGTTTATAATATATCTCCTCTTGTGAGAATGAATGATTTTGATAATCATCTAGTAATGATGGCTCAAAGTATGATCTATTAAATGATTTAACATCTTTTGAAAAACAAATGGCAGCATCATCCTCTTGTGCATCATAATAAAAAACACCAGCCAATAAGGTGTTTGGATGGGTATGTGCTTTATGGAATTGTTTTGGTGCTTTATATGTCAACCAGGATTGTGCAAATTGCAAATCCTCATATCTATATCTCATTACATTTGTTGCAAAATCTTTAAAGGATTCCATAAAAAACTTATTCACCTCATCACATATTGGATTATCCAATATATAACTATTGTTTGAAATCATACCATACCCTGCTTTGGTGTCTTGCATTTCATTCCTATCAAAATATTCAATAACCTCTTTTAAATCACCCTCATAATTTGCCACATATAAAGGTGTTGGGAATATTGCAAATACTTGTGCTTTCATATTTTCTTCTTGTCTTGTATAAAATTAAATGCAATTGATATTCTCTCACCATCTGAATAGTTTGATTCAACATGATGTCTAACCCAACTAGGAAAAATGTAAAATAAAGATTCAATGGGCTTCTTTACTGCAACAAAAGAATTTGTCTTTGTGCTAACCCTCTCAACATCTGACTTCAAAAAATATTCTGCTGTATCACCTCTATGTAATACCAAGTCTCCCATATTATCATATGGAACAGAAACATAATATACACCAGATAATATACTATTTTGATGGTCATGCAAAAGATTGTATGACCCATTGGTGTTTATGTTAACCCAAAAATTACCCAATTTTAAGTTTCCCACACCTAGATGTTTGTAGCATTGTTCATTAGCAAATAATTCAAGATTATTAAATAATGACATTAATTCATTTGGTAATGGTAAAACAATCTCACTACTATGCCAACCACCTCTATTTGAGATGAATGCACCTTTTGTGTTATCCCTTAACCACAAACAATAATCCTTTATTTCATTATTATCAATGTTCTTAACTTCTGCCTCCCATATAGGTGTGGAAAACCATGTCTCCTCATGTATAGAAAAATCCATAAATTAATTCTTTATATGTGTGAACCACCCAGTTAGGATGTATTTAGTTTCAGTAGGTGATGGAACACCTCTATGCAAATGAGACCAATCTGATGGCCAAATGACAAGTTTCCCTCTCTCTGGTCTTTCAAAGTGTTGCTGATAAAAAAATTCAGTTTCACCTCTATCTGTCAAAGTATTTAAATAAACCATCCAAACCAATAATCTGTCAGAATGCTTTATACCAGCTCTCTCACAATGCCAACCAAAAAACCCTTCATTTGGTTCATATTTTTGCATATTAAAATATGTATATAAATCAATAGGATCCATTTTTGACATTGCAGTTGAATGCCTATTTAAATAATCTAACACACCAGTTTTAACTGAAACAATAACATCCTCCAATAATAAAGACCAAGGTTCTTTATTCATAAAAGAGGGATCAAATGTGATGTCGGTTGATTTCTTATCACTATCAGATGAAATACCCTCTGGGCCATAAAGAACACCTGGTTGTTTTAAATCAGATTCTTCAAAAGCCTTTATTAAATTAAGGCAAACATTTCCTGATAGTGCATTGTTTTTTGTGTAAATAAAATTAGTCATAAATTAATTTAATTTCTTCTTGTCTTCTGGAACTTCTCCTAAAAAATTTAATAATGTACCTTCCTCATTCTTCATTCTATTGAATGATAAATATGGACCCATAGCATTCATTATTTCTCCTGGAGCTGATGCATCATTTAATGATTTAACCCTATTCTCAAAATACCTGTGAAGCGATTCTGCTTGATGAGTATTAACATTTTTAGTGTCAAAAGTTTCGTTGTCTAATTCAGATTTAATCTTACTCCACGTACTTAACTCTCTAACTCTATCCTTGGAAACTTGCAACATACAATTTCTATCATAGATGTTGCGGTCCAAATCAATGTTTGCTTCCATAATATCAAATCTATTAAGTTCTTCATCCTCTAACAAATCTTGAACCTTCTTATCAAGTCTTAATTTATCAACTGTGTTTTTTCTTAAATCAAAACTTAAATTCATTAAGGCATCAAAATGTGCTGACATTTCCCTAACTGATTGCCAATACTTTGAAGCATTTGTTGGATGTTTGGCATCATTTAGAACCGAAACTCTCATTTCGGTTTCAGTTCTAAATATTTGTTTTTTTTGCCAATTATCCATTAATTCATCTTTTAATGATAAAATGGTTTGTGCGTCCTCATCATTTAAAACACTAATAATTTCTCTTAAATCTTCTGTGATTTGCAATTCTTTATTCATGTACTTTTTTTTTAAGGTAAAATTATTGGTGGTGGAGTTGTGCTATTAGGTGGTGTATATGAAGATGCAACAGCAGCATCAACAATTACTTGAGCCTGCTCTTTTGTCTTTTCAACAGCACTCACTCTTTGTGCCCATGTTGTGTTTTCTGTAACCCAAATGTTGCCAGGATAACCAGCAATATGTGCAGTTTCATTTTCTTGGTGGGTAATAAACCCATGTCCATAATTTTCTACTTGATAATACTTTTTCATGTTTTTTTGATTTAATATAAATATAGTATTATTTTTCTAATACTTCAATCCTTTTTGTTAAATTTTCAATTTGTTTATTCTGTATTTTTATTGCTTCAATTAATATTGCTGTTATTCTTGAATATGAGACAGATGCTGGTTTACCTTCATAATCTTTTATTACCACTTGTGGTAGCACTTTATCTACTTCCTCTGCAATTAAACCAATTTCTTTTATAGAATTACCTATTTTGTTATATTCTACTCCTCTTAATTTTTTCACAATCTCTAAAGGATTACTAATTTCTTCTATATTTTCTTTTACTTTTTCTGTTGATGTTTCTGTTATAGTTCCTGTAACAGTTAAAACACTACCATCAAAAGTTAAGTTGGCTTCAGCATTTATTGACGTTGATGATACTGAGGTTAATACCCTATTATCAACTGGGTTTGTATATGATGTTATTCCAGCATTAGAACCACTTGTTCCAGACGAACCACTTGTTCCAGATGCACCTGATGTGCCACTACTTCCTGCTGCACCACTTGTTCCTGAACTTCCACTTGCACCTGGTGTTCCTGTACCTGAACTATCAATCAAAACTATTGGTGCTGAGTATTCTTCGGTGCAAGTTAATGATCCATAACCACCTCCTGCTGCAAGCGCTGCATTCTGTATTCCTGCTCCAGCCAAATTTTGTCTTCCTGTTATCAGTGCACCTCCTGCTGACCATAATGTGCCATTGTATTCTTCTGTGCAAGATCCTGATGGAGTTCCTCCAAATGCAAGTCCTGCGTTTTGTGTTCCTGCTCCTGCTAATAATCTTCTTGCAACTATTAATACACCACCTGCTGACCAAGATGTACCATTATATTCTTCTGTGCAAGATAAAGGACCATTACCTCCAAATGCAAGTCCTGCATTCTGTGATCCTGCTCCTGCTAAACCACATCTTGCTGTTGCTAATGCACCTCCTTCTGACCAAGATGTACCATTGTATTCTTCTGTGCAAGACGTTATTGGATAAGTACCTCCTGCTGCAAGCGCTGCATTCTGTGTTCCTGCTCCTGCTAAAAATCGTCTTGCTGTTGCTAATGCACCTCCTGCTGACCAAGATGTACCATTATATTCTTCTGTGCAAGAACCATATGAACTATGTCCACCAAAAGCAAGTCCTACATTTTGTGTTCCTGCTCCTGCTAAACCACATCTTGCTGTTGCTAATGCACCACCTGTTGACCAAGATGTGCCATTATATTCTTCAGTGCAAGATACAGGACCAGTACCTCCAAATACAAGTCCTTCATTCTGTGTTCCTGCTCCTGCAAATTGCTGGTTTCCTGTTATCAATGCACCCCCTGCTGACCATGAAGCTGCTCCACTATACCCACAATAAGAAACCATTGGCTCTAAATTTACTGTGTCAAACCAAAAACACATTGAATTTGCATCTATTGGTGATGGTGTTGATGCTGATGAGGTAATAAAGGCTGATGTTCCACTTGTTCCATTGATACCAAAAAGAATACCACCGCCAAATAATTTTAATATGTATGTTGATGTTGGTGCTGGGTTTTCTGAGTCAATTGTTAATTGATTTCCAGCAATGGTATAATCATCACCATATTGTTGTAATTGACCATTAACAAAGAATAAACTAGCCTCTTGGTCAATTTCTTGAGAAATGGTAAATGTTCTATTTGACCCATTTGTTGCACCTGAAATAGATAATTCTACTATTGATGGACTTGTTCCACTTGTTCCTGCTGTTCCACTTGTACCTGAACTTCCGCTTGTTCCAGATGAACCACTTGTTCCTGAACTTCCACTTGTTCCTGAACTTCCGCTTGTTCCAGATGAGCCACTTGTTCCTGAACTTCCACTTGTTCCAGATGAGCCACTTGTTCCATCAGTACCACTTGTTCCAGATGAACCACTTGTTCCTGAACTTCCGCTTGTTCCAGATGAACCACTTGTACCTGATGAACCGCTTGTTCCAGATGAGCCACTTGTTCCAGATGAGCCACTTGTTCCTGAACTTCCACTTGTTCCAGATGAGCCACTTGTTCCATCAGTACCACTTGTTCCAGATGAACCACTTGTTCCTGAACTTCCGCTTGTACCTGATGAACCGCTTGTTCCAGATGAGCCACTTGTTCCAGATGAGCCACTTGTTCCAGATGAGCCACTTGTTCCATCAGTACCACTTGTTCCAGATGAACCACTTGTTCCTGAACTTCCGCTTGTTCCAGATGAACCACTTGTTCCTGAACTTCCGCTTGTTCCAGATGAACCACTTGTTCCTGAACTTCCGCTTGTTCCAGATGAACCACTTGTACCTGATGAACCGCTTGTTCCAGATGAGCCACTTGTTCCAGATGAGCCACTTGTTCCTGAACTTCCACTTGTACCTGAACTTCCGCTTGTTCCTGAACTTCCGCTTGTTCCAGATGAGCCACTTGTTCCTGATGAGCCACTTGTTCCTGAACTTCCGCTTGTACCTGATGAACCGCTTGTACCTGATGAGCCACTTGTTCCTGAACTTCCACTTGTTCCTGAACTTCCACTTGTACCTGAACTTCCGCTTGTTCCAGATGAGCCACTTGTACCTGATGAGCCACTTGTTCCTGAACTTCCACTTGTTCCTGAACTTCCACTTGTTCCTGAACTTCCACTTGTTCCTGAACTTCCGCTTGTTCCAGATGAGCCACTTGTACCTGATGAGCCACTTGTACCTGATGAGCCACTTGTTCCTGAACTTCCACTTGTTCCTGAACTTCCACTTGTTCCTGAACTTCCACTTGTTCCTGAACTTCCACTTGTTCCTGAACTTCCGCTTGTTCCAGATGAACCACTTGTACCTGATGAACCGCTTGTTCCAGATGAGCCACTTGTACCTGATGAACCACTTGTTCCTGAACTTCCACTTGTTCCAGAACTTCCACTTGTACCTGAACTTCCGCTTGTTCCAGATGAACCGCTTGTTCCAGATGAACCACTTGTTCCTGAACTTCCGCTTGTACCTGAACTTCCACTTGTTCCAGAACTTCCACTTGTACCTGAACTTCCGCTTGTTCCAGATGAACCGCTTGTTCCAGATGAACCACTTGTTCCTGAACTTCCGCTTGTACCTGATGAACCACTTGTTCCTGAACTTCCACTTGTTCCAGATGAACCACTTGTTCCTGAACTTCCACTTGTTCCTGAACTTCCACTTGTTCCTGAACTTCCACTTGTTCCTGATGAACCACTTGTTCCTGAACTTCCGCTTGTACCTGAACTTCCACTTGTTCCTGAACTTCCACTTGTTCCTGAACTTCCACTTGTTCCTGATGAGCCACTTGTTCCTGAACTTCCGCTTGTACCTGATGAACCACTTGTACCTGAACTTCCACTTGTTCCTGAACTTCCACTTGTTCCTGATGAGCCACTTGTTCCAGATGAACCACTTGTTCCTGAACTTCCACTTGTTCCTGAACTTCCACTTGTTCCTGATGAGCCACTTGTTCCTGAACTTCCACTTGTTCCAGATGAGCCACTTGTTCCTGAACTTCCGCTTGTTCCAGATGAGCCACTTGTTCCTGATGAACCACTTGTTCCTGAACTTCCGCTTGTTCCATTTTGACCAGCAAGAATATCAAATGTTAATAAACTACTTCCAATTGTTATCTCATCTGTTGTTGTTAAATAAAATGTTTTACCAGAATATGTTAATCCTGATAATACCAAAACCTCAACACCAGTATAAACATCGTCACTGATATTAAAATCATAATCACGGCTTAATAATTCTGATGTTTCTAATTTGTATATTCCATTATTTTGTGGCGAATTTTGTTGCCACACCAGTATTCTATCATTAACATCAATATTAATCCCATCAATTGATGTTGGTGTTGTTGCTCCAGATAGTACTATATGACCTGTTGTTGCAACAATACACGGCCTTTTCTTCGTTGTTGAAATGGCCTGACCATAAATATTTAATCTAGTTGGCATATTATTATTTTTTTACTTATACATAAATACTTTAAGGTTTTAAAAAAAACCTAAAATATAAAATTATTATATACTTTATAAAAAAAACATATATACTAAAACACTTACTTTATAAAAAATAGTATTCTATATCTTTAAATATTATTCTCCTAACCATATTGCTTGAAACCAAGACCTAGTTACTTCTTGTGTTCTTGCATTTGCATTAGAACCATTATTAATAATATTTACATAGTCAGTTGAGCCATTTAGATATAAAATTTTTCTTACTTGTTGTATTATTGAAGATATTGAACCCGCTATTCCTATAGTACTGCCATTTTTTTGTATTCCCATATTAGCTTCTCCATTTCTATAGACATCATAACTAGCCGCAATTTCCCAATAACCTGCTTTTAGTGGTGTAAAGGTATAAGTTGAAGTATTAAACCATGCACTTGATACATTTACACTATTATTCACAATACTATATCTACAAGTATCATTAGTAAAACTACCTGGTAAAGTATAAACAACGTCTGCATATGCTTCAAGTAAATAAAGTGCTACACTTGTTCCAGATGAACCACTTGTTCCAGATGTACCGCTACTCCCAGATGAACCACTTGTCCCTGATGAGCCACTAGAACCTGAAATACCACTTGTTCCTCCTATTGCACCAGTAGATGTTAAAACAAATGAATAATTACTATTCCCTTCTGTATAATATGTAACATTTTTTGATGAACCTTGTTGATTATTAAGATATATTCTAACAATCATCCTATTAGTTGGATTGATTGTTGTTGTTGGTAAAGTTATATCAACATTTGCCTCAACTGGTGTTGACCCATCTAACCAATTTATAAGACTAACATTTGATGTTATTATTGGTCCAATTGTTTGTCCACTAAAATTAGCCAATTGTATCTCAACATAAACATCCATCAAATCATTTTGATTTGTTTTTAAGAAATGTAAATGAAATTTTTGTGTCCCACCTGGTATTACAGAAAAACCTAATTCAGGCGTTATATAATCTGAAACTAATGTCCCTGTTGAATTACCTGGAACTAATATAACAACACTTTGTTGTGGTGTGTCAAGTGGAGTAATTGATAGGGCTTTATACCCATTAACATCTGAATTTTGGCTTTCATTGAAATAATAAACTTGACCTGCACTTATACCTTGTAACCCACTACTACCTGACGTACCACTTGTTCCTGACGTGCCTGATGTTCCATCTATACCTGATGTTCCGCTGCTTCCAGATGAACCACTTGTCCCATCTATACCTGATGTTCCGCTGCTTCCAGATGAACCACTTGTTCCCTCTGTGCCTGATGTTCCTGAACTGCCAGATGAACCACTTGTTCCAGATGTTCCATTACTCCCACTTGTACCTGATGTACCATTAACACCAATAACAACACCACCATATATCTTTAATATACAATTTGGTGTTGGTGGTGGATTAGCATTATTGATTACTAAAGTTGTACCTGACAATATGGTATAATCTACATCATATTGTTGCAATTGCCCATTATAAAAAAATAAATGATTACCTATATCAACAGATTCAGATATTGTAAATGTTCTATTAGAATTATTCTGAACTCCTGTTATTTCTAATTCAGTTAATGGATTACCAGATGAACCACTTGTTCCAGATGAACCACTTGAACCACTTGTTCCAGATGTTCCAGATGTTCCATTAAAACCAATAACAACACTACCATATATCTTTAATATACAATTTGGTGTTGGTGGCGGATTAGCATTATCAATTACTAAAGTTGTGCCTGATAATATGGTATAATCTACACCATATTGTTGCAATTGCCCATTATAAAAAAATAAATGATTACTTATATCAACAGATTCAGATATTGTAAATGTTCTATTAGAATTATTCTGAACTCCTGTTATTTCTAATTCAGTTAATGGATCACCAGATGAGCCACTTGTTCCAGATGTTCCTGCTAAACCACCAGATGTACCACTTGTTCCAGATGTCCCCGTTGTTCCCCCACTAATACTAATGCTAAACCCTGATATTGGTATTGTATTCCCTGAACTATCATATAAATATAATGTGGTATCTCCTGAACTATATGTTCCACCTGTGATATAAATCTCTGGATTGAACTCAACCCATCTTGCATCCCCTCTTGTTACTCCACTTATGCCTTCAATGGTTGACCCTGTCCAAGCATTTAACAATAATTTACCTTCATCTGTATTATCATATATCTGATAACCAAAATCAATATTTACAACAGAACCAACATTTATAGCATTATTAAATAATGTTTCATAGTTTGGTATTTGGTATTGATATGTCTTATTATTCTCATAAACATAAGCAATCATACCAAGTTTTCTCCTTCCAGAAGAAATCCCATCTGAATATAAATTGACTACATTTGGAAAATTGTTTGGTGCATTATAACTAAAATCAATGGGAATGGTATTTCCTGAATATAATATTGTCCCTGTTGCACCACTTGGTATGTTAAAATTTAAATCACTTAATTTAAAAACCTCGTAAAAACCACCAACTTGGAATGAACTAAAATTGCTTCCGGTATTTGAATCTGTCCTAACTGAATTTGGCCCAGATAGTACAACTGATGATTTAGGATTTTTATAATTAAAACTCATTAACTAATTTATTATTTTTTATAAATATATAAAATTACATTTTAACCATAACTTAAATGGTTGTAAATGTTATTCTATTTGTTGGTGTTGAAATTAAATTGGTGTAGGAGTTGGTGTTGGAGTTAATGTGTTTGTTGGTGTAGGAGTTGCTGTATTTGTTGGCGTCTTTGTGTTAGTAGGAGTAATTGTCCTTGTTGGGGTAGGGGTTTTAGTTTGAGTCATAGTTATAGTTGGTGTTGGTGTTAATGTATTTGTTGGTGTTGGAGTTGGTGATGGGCATATTGTTGAACCAGTAATAACCCCAACTGAATCAGTTGAATAGCAATATCCGTTTATGCTAAAATTCTTTGCCCCATTCCAACTGCTATCGTCATTGTTTATACATGATTGAAAATCAATATAATATTTCTGACCATTTGCACCATTAAATGTTGTTGTTTTTCCACATATTCTGGTATTTGCAACCTCCCTACAAACATCATAACAAGATAATACTGATGGGGTTGACGGATCCAAATAAACATCAAAACAATTGCAACCATTTAAATCTGGTATTAAGGAATTTCCCTTAAAATATATTTTGTTATCATTATTTAATCTGAAATTTGTATTGCTAAATGTTGTATATATATGATAATAATTTTGTGGAATTGTGAAGCCACTATATATTACCGTTAATTCTGCATATAATAAATTTGTATTAACCGGGACTAATGATGTTGAATCCCCATATTCATTAACCCCAATGTTGCTAACAAGATTTCTATTTGTGTCCATATTTGGTATAACCCAAGTATACCAAGAATAACCTGTTGTCAAATATGCTGGAACTTCATGCGTCTTGAATAAATAAGCTTGAATTAAATTACCATATTCATCAAATCCACCACTATTTTGGCGTATCTTTGTTGTTCTTACTTGTGGTGCATTTGCTCCCCAACCTGAAAAGGATATATACCTATTAATCTGGTCATTAAATGTTGCTGCACTTATTGATGGAGCAATACCATTTGAAAATCCCCTAAATAAACTACCACCAGATGACATCCAAGAATTGAACTCCACATTCATACTAACTGGCTCAATAAATAAATAAGCCTCATACTCTTCCGGTGTTGTTGGGGTAACTGTTGGAGTTATGGTTGGTGTTGGAGTATTTGTCTTTGTTGGGGTATTTGTTGGTGTTGGAGTGTTTGTTGATGTTACAGATGGTGTTGGCGTCTGTGTTGGCGTCTTTGTTGGCGTCTGTGTTATAGATGGTGTTATACTTGGGGTTGGTGTTATAGATGGTGTTGGAGTTGGGGTTGTGCATAAAATCTCAAGAGTTATTCCAGCCAAAAATTGCTCTCTTGTTATATTGCTATATATTGGCTCACTATCAATTGTATCAATATAAAAATTAAATGGACCTTTTGAGTGAGATGAGGGATTTAATTGTAAGAAATACCTTGAACAAGCAGTAACCCCTGTTATCTCATTCTCTATGCTATTCTCACATATTGGATCAATATTTACTACAATTAATTTATATGTTGCCATTTAACAATCTATTATTTTAAAATAACTACAAGAATTTATATCTTTTATGGTAACAATAACTTGATTTGACCCAGAAAATCTATTGGGGACATCAATGGTAAGTGGTAATATTCCAGTATTTGTTATTGTTGTAATATAAGTTTCATAATTCCTATTTATGTCTGATATATAAATACCAAATGGTGGAGTTCCTATTATAGATGTTAATGTTATTTTATTATTTGATGAGGCAATTGGAATATACCCTGGAGTTGAAGATGGGGTTGGAGTTGGAGTTGGAGTAATTGATGTAATATCAGTTATACTATAAACAATATCACAATTAATATAACAATTTAATTTCTTTGTTGTTCTGCATCCTTCACTATCCTCAATAATAATGGTAACTTGGGGAGCTGAATTAAATATAATAGGTAATTCATATGTTATATCAACCACCAAAGGTAATGTTGTTACTTGACCCAGATAGTTTTCATTCCCCCCAAATGCATCAGATACATATATATTTAAAGGAGTTGCCCCACTTATACTTGAAATAATAATGTTTGTCATAATTTACAAGATATATCATAATCTATTTTCAATTTTATGGTTAATACTTGTGAGGTTATACTATCTCCTGGTTCTGCTATGATGTTTATTGTATTTGTTATTAAGTCATAAGACACACTCTGTATTCCTGGGATTCCAAGTAATCCTTTTAGGGTATTACCAGCCAACAAATCAACTATGGATTCTGCATAAACCGAATCTGTTGGAACATCTGTTCTTGTATATCCTGTGTAGAATGTATTTCCACTTGTGATACCACTTGGTTCTAACGTATATTCTGTTGTGAAGATTGCTGAGTTTAAATTACATTTTGGATCGATTATAGTGGTTGATCCACTAAACTCCATATTCACCAAATCACTAAAGCCCTCATTCAAGAAATCTAATAATCCAAATTTATTTATTGAATTTATCCCAAATACTTTTGAATCAACAATGTATGTTTGATACGACTTTACTGTACTAAAACAACTTATACTTACATCTCTGGTTAATGAACAACCATTATTATCCACAATTGTTAATGAATAATCACCACTAGTTAACCCAGTTGCTGATATTGATTGTGGATTACCAGATACATTACTTGACCAAGTGTATGTAAAAGGTGGCAACCCATCAGTTATCAAAGCTGTTATTGTACCATCATTACCATTCACACATGATGTTGGATATAATGAAAAATCCAAATAATTACTTGTGGGTATTGTTAATACTTTTATCTGCTCACAACCAGTTGAATCAATAACTCTTAAAGTCTTATTCCCATCTCTTAAATTTGTAAAAGTATATCCTGTTAAATTTGTATCTAAAATGCTATTTACATCATCCAAATAAAAATCGTATGGGGGTGTGCCCCCTGTTGTAATATATGCAAAAAGAGTACCATTGTTTGAATTACAAGTTGTCCCAGTTAATGAATAATTTAATTCAAATTTATCTTCAGCAATAATTGTCACTTCTTCATCATAGTAACAACCTGAAGAATCTTGCATATAAACTGTATATGTACCAGTTCCTAAATTGGTAAATAAATAATTTGTTGAAGTTGTGGTATTTGTTATTGTATCCCCACTTGGTTGAATTAACCCATAAGTATATGGTCCAGTTCCCCCCAATATATTAATTGATATAATCCCATTAGATGAGCCACATAATGAATTTGTTCCAATAAATTCAACGCTTGAAACAGAATTTTCACTAACTAAACTTGTTGTAATATCAAGTGAACATAATGCACCATCTATAACCCTTATGTCATAAGTACCAGATGTTAATCCAGTAATCACAATGTTATTACTATATGTTATATCATAAAATCCTGTACTTGCTGAAAAATAATATGGCGCAGTACCTCCACTAATGGTAACGTCTAAAGAACCTGTTGCAGTAAAGCATGATGGTTGTGTGGGAATTATCTGTAATAATCCCATAGATTCTGCCTCTTCAACTATAATTATTTTGGTGTTAACACAGCCTTGACCATCTGTAACACTAACAGAATAAGAATCTGTGGGTAAATTTGTGATTGTATTCCCAGTTGCTCCATTGTTCCAAAAATAACTATAAGGCCCAGGATTTGTTTGACCTGTTATGTATATTGCACCTGTTGATCCAGTAAAGCAAGGTGAATTTTTAACAATAAAATAACCATAATCAAATGATGTGGAATTTTTTATTATAAAATTTTCTGTTTTTGCTGTACAACCCCCAATATCTTCAACATAAATATAATAAGTGTCTGCACTTAAATTTTCAAAAATAATTTCCTCCGAATTAAAAATATTGTTTGATATTAAGGTATTTCCACTAGTATATAAATAACAATCTGTTGTTGAAAATAGAGATGTTGTTGTTCCAGTTACTGAACCATTTGAATCCCCACATGTTGAATTGATTGTTGACAATATTGAGGTACAAACTCCACTAGATATTGGAATATTTAAATAAAATTCTAAATTATCTGGAGCAGTTGAATCATTCACTCTAACCCCATAAGTTGTTGCTGATAAACTTGTAATTAATACTGGTTCAGTTATTGTTATATAAGGGGTACTATCAATATATGGATTAATAAATTCAATACTATAAGGTGGCGTTCCTCCACTTAATTCAAGAAGTATTGCACCAGAATTTGTATTAGTGCAGTCGCCTGTTAAACTCAAAAAATAATCAAATGCTGCCATTATTCGCAAATTAAAGTTATATCAATACCAACGTTTATCACCAATGTACTATCATATGTATTTTCATTGTTGCAAGCAAAATCAACAAAAGTAACATTGTTATTGTTTGGTAAAGAATAATTTATATCATATTTGGTCACCCCTTCTAATCCTGTTAAAACTGCTGAATTCCAAGCAGAACTAGTAGGAACATCATCACTACCCAAACCATTATAAAACTCAACTTTGGATACTATTGTATTATTTAATATTATTTCAACATACCAAGTTGTCAATACATTATCACTAGAACATGTATCACTAAAATCAAGTTTTGCCTCTGAAATACTATCACCCAAAATATCATTAAATGATTTTGATGGATAAACTAGAAGATTAATATTATTTTTATCGCATATATCTTTAAATATTGGTGAAGTGATATACTCGTCTCCATCTGCAATTGATGTTAAACCAAATACCACAACACCATTGCCTGTTGTTATCACTTGTGGTGATGTTCCTCCAGTTATACTAAATCTTTTATATGCATATTTTTGTCTATGAAATGGTGAATTCTCATATTTAACACCCCCCATCCATAATGTTGTTGCTGGAATCATTTGTTCAACAAGATTAATCCAATTTGGGTTAATCCCATTCACATATTCAATTAATTTATCATAAGTATATTGATTGGTATCAATATTATTAGTTATCTTTGCTTCAATATATTTCCAAAATATGGATTGTAATACTGGATATCCCCCGGTTTTACCATCTGTGATGTATAACCTATTCCTAACATTAATCATATCATTTGCAAAAGTTTGAGCAAATTCAAAAAATGATTTTGATTTTGGTTGTGGATTAATTATGGTTGAATCTGTTCCCCCAGTTGTAGGATAAGGATATGTTAATCCAGATTGCGGAATTGGGTAATCCTTTTCTCTTGATTGAACCCATATATCATAAAGCAATCCTTGTGCTGGATTTAAAAATAAACTAACATTTTTTACATTTAACAATAATCTCTCATCTGGTAAAGTATAATAAGCATTATAATCCCCATCAGATGAATTTCTTAATAATAAATTAGAACTATTCCAAGATTTTTTATTATCAATAACTTTCTCCAAACTAAACCCCTCATCAATGTATGGAAATTTCCTTAACCTATCCAAATATTTTTCACCATACGTTAATTTCTCAAATTCAACCCCATAAGTTATTTCAGTCCCAACTTGCCTTCTGGTATTAACTTGTAAACTTCTATGTTCAGGAGTTAATTGATACCAACCTGCCCCCATCTGAAAGAAAAAATCATCTGTTTCTTTTATCTGTGGATAACCTGTTGTCACATCAAGGGGGTAATTAACTTTAGTGGTATTTACAATTCTGGTATTTGCTGTAAATGCACTATATGTTCTACCTGAAAGTGGATATGTTGTACTTAATACAATTGGATCATTATCAATATATGACCCAGTATTAATTTTAACTAATTCAGAATTAAATTTATCTAAATTTATTTTTTGGTCAGCCAAATAAATATGTTCATTAAATTCTATTAATGCATCTGGTATGCCAAATAATTTAAGAATAAACTCAATGGATTTTCTTGTCCCCTTGGATTTGAAAAGGTAAAATGAATTTATAACCAAATTTCTATAAAAAGAATAGTTTAATTCTAATGGAGTTTGTGAACGATTATATGCTGGAAATTTAAAATCACTATTATTTCCAAATAAAGATTCAACTAAAGTCTGATCCGTTATAAATTGGAAATTCTCTGCCCAACCTAATGTATTTGCCAAATTTGATAATAATTGTGATGGTATATCATTTTTTGGGGTATAATTAACAGAATTCATAAAAGCAAGAGAATCAATAAACTTCTTAACTTCATCAAAACTTCTACCATATATCTGTAAAACACTTTCAACCCTTCTGTCAAATGTATCAAATTCTTTCAAAGAGTCTGAAACCAAAAATCTTGAAATTAAATTTGTCCTAACACTATCAAAGTATTCTGCAATTTCTTGTAATTCATTTATATAATTGGTGAAACTTGAACTTGAAATGTCAATATTCCAAATACCATCTAATGGAAATGTAATATCCCTATTATATACCAAAAATTCCCCATTGATATTTTCTTCTGGGACTTGTAAAGTCATAGTATATTTTGGTATGGATATGGTATTTAGCATATATTGCTCAATCTCATCAAAATCAGTTTTTAATACCAAATTATACAAATAATCATTTGGCTTGATGATATAAGAATCAACTGATTGAGAACCCCCAGAAAATGGATTACCTTCAACAATAATCTTTAACACCCCAGTATTAAGATTATTTGATTTATCCAAATTTAACAAGGGATAATTTACCCCATTTAATTGCAAATCATAATCCAAATAAAATTTTGATAAATTTCTATATTCTGAAATAGCAATTTCCCTAGATTTTATATTAGTTTCAGCATTTTTAGAAAAATCAATTCCAAATGGGTTATATATTTTTTCAATATTTATATCAAATTCAGTTTCATTTAAAACTTGGTCATATAAAATATTTGTTGCTGTATATCCTGTACTAAAATTAATATCATATAAATTTATATCAATTGATGCTGGATAATAATTTATTATTTTTGTTATAGATACTGAAAATCTTTTTGCCAATGATCCATATAAGGTAAACCCCATAACTTGGGTCAAATCATAGTTGGGGTAAACATTTAATTCCTTTGAAACTAATTCCCTAAAACTACTATTATTATCAATACTTAAAGATTCAAGAGTTATTGGATTACTAAATGAATTAACATATAAAGTAATAGGGGCATCATCTGTTATGGATGACCTAAACTCAAAAGTTCCAAGCGTTAACCCCCCTCCTTCAGTAACTTGAAGTCCAACAATATTATCAAAAACTCCAACCCCACTACCAGGTGAATCTGTTATAATTATTTTTGGCATTATTCTAGTATATTATCTAAATTTTTACTTATGTCAACATCATCCCCCCTATCTTGTCTAACTTCATATAATAAATTAGTAAATTGGTTTCTAACTTCAAATAAATTATATTGTTTGTAAATATTATTTGCTGTATCATATAAAGTATAGATACCATCTTCAACTGATTTAGTTTGGTTGCCAAATAAACCAATTGCCAATGTGGATATATCATGTTCAACCATTTCAATTTCAAGCGTTGTGGGGTTGAAATAACTATTTGTTATAATAATTTCTTGATTTGGCTGCCCAATAAATGGAACTGCATTGGTTTTGTTTGAAGGTGAACTACTTGGTGATAATGTTAAAAACACCAAATTAGTGTCATTATCAACATATCTATATCTAATTGATTTTACACTAGTATTTACTTCATTTGTCACTATGGGTTCACAAAAAAAAGATGATGTAACTATTCTAAAGAAATTTGGAACTTTTTGTTTATTATTTAAATATTCAACACGATACCCAACCAACTCTTGGGGTGATGCAAATTTATTTCTAAAGTCTGCTGGAACATTATCCAAATTGATAACAATCCCCTTAACATTAGGAAGAGCACTTAACACCCCACAATCAGTAATTTTTGTTCTAATTTGTGCTGGTCTTAAATAAACAGTATAATAACCCAATGCATTAAATTCTGTTGCTGGTAATGTTAACTTATATAAACCCCCCAATAATTCAACATTATTTGCATCCTCAAAATAAGGGGTCAAAATATCAGTTGCTGATAATTTTTTTTGCACAATTGTTTCACTCTGATCCCTGGTTGGGGAGTAAACCATTATAATCTCAACATCTTCAGGATTTACATCACTAGGTCTAACCGTGCCATATGTACCAATTGCCATAATTTTTTTTTATATTAATATAAATAGTTTATTCTTTATTTATTTGTTAAATTAAAATATCCATATCCATATTTTTCCATATCTAACAAAGTTCTCACCTCACCAAGTCTTTGAACTCTTTCATATCCAGAATTTTTCCCCCTCTCAATAAAAACATTTGAAAAAATTTGAACATCAGAAACGCTCTTCATTAATAAATCATTTTTAACAATTGGACTTGGGTATATTGGCTCTTTTTTAATATTTGTTTTAAATATTGTTATTCCATTTTGATAATCAATATAATCAATATTGCTAATGGTATATGCTGTGAAAATGGTTTCTTTAATTTCTGTTAATTTTCCCTCAAAACCATTTTTATTTACCAACTTACCAACTTTAAATTCATCTTTACCATAAATAGCCAAATCATTTAATCTTGATTTTGTATAACCAGACACATCAACTGAACTAACATCATTGTATGAATATTTTTTTAATCCAGTATCCCCTGTGAAGATATAATCATAATTTATATTAGTATTCTTCCAAGGACCAGCATTTGGTATATATGATGTTGTGCCAAATGGATTTGATATGGTAGCTAATTTAAATGGTTTTTTTATTGTCTTACTGACAATGTTTGAACCAAAATTATTTCTTTGTGTTAATGTTAAAGTAAATTCCCCATCTGATTTGGTATAAGTATGGCACAATTTAGGAGATATCATTTGTTCAATTTGCCCATCACCCCAATCTATCAAATAAGTAGAATCCAATGTTGATGTCTTAACTATTGAGGTATTTGAAACACAAATTCTACTATCATTTTCCCCAGAAAATACAAAGTTTGTTGCAACATCTTTTTGTGTTATTGCACCATCAAATTCTGAATAATACCCCATATCAACAATATCTTGCGTTAACAAAATAGGAATTGTTAATCCTGTTAATGTTGATGCCCCATTTGTCCCACCTGATAAAATATTTGTCATACCAGTATAAACGCCAATTGTCTTACCACTATAATCAAAGTATTTAATTAATGATGATACCGACTCAGGGGATATTTTAATTTTATATATCATTTTCTGCTTATATATTCATACCATAAAATTGGTGATCCAGAAATACCAATCCTATTATCTTTTTTAATATCAAAATATTCATATGTCTTATTATCATAATCCAATTTTAATTTATAATGAAAATCAAAAACTTCATTTAAATTATATCTATCACTCAAATTTGAATCCCCTTGGCAAATATTTGACATTCTTTTAACCATTCCAGTTTTACCATTGAAAAATGTTGCACTAACATAAAAAGTATCAAGATTAAATATTGTCTTATCCCTTAACCAATAAATATAAAAACCCTCTGTATTAATGTCGTGATCCAAATAATACTCTGGAATTATTAAATTATTTGATTGAATTCCATTGCTGGCTTGTAATATAGTTGTAAAATATAATTTTTGCGATTTACTAAAAGGGGTGTCATAATAATCTAATTTGAAAAATGAATTATTAAAACTATTTGTATTAAATCTTACATCATTTTCAATATATCCATTATTTGGGGTCAAATACGTTGTCTTCCAATTTATATTATTGGTAATATCAATTCCTTGTAAAAAATTAAATTTTATATTTAAACTATAATCTGTTGCCATTATATTAATTTTTTATACATCTAACCGAATACCCATTGTTTTTATCATCACATTGGAAATCCAAATTATTATTATTATATTTTAATTGAATTATTTTGGCAAAATTAACAATACATCCAGTTGTTGTATTAGTCCAAAAAGTACCCGTTTCCCCAAAGAAATTAAAATTACCATTATACACTCTTCTACCTGCTGGATAACCACTAAATCCACTAGTATTTGTTGCCCCATCATTTGGGCTATCCCACCATACAACTCCTTCTGTTTTCATCTTCCCACCTGAAATACTATTACCCCCCAGATATGTGGATAAAGTTGCATAGTCAGCCAATGTGGGAACTCTATACTCGGTTGGACATAGATTAGTTGTTGCATAAAAATTATACAAATACCCAAAACAATTATCAATATTATTATTATTATATGCACAATAAGCACCAATTGTTAAATTACTCCAAGTTGTACTATTAGTTACATTTGGAATATCAGCACCATTATTATACCTTGTTGTTCTTAAATTTTCTGTAAACCAAGTTTGTGTTCCAATGGTAGCTGTACCATAATAATTCCCATCCAAATCTGTAACATAAGTTGTACCAGAACAAGTATTGACACTTATCAAAACACCACTTGAATTAATATTGAATACCGTACCCTTTGTACTGCTAACATACCAACCTTCAGGTAATATCTCATAACCAGTATCTGTCCCAATATATATGGTATCCCCAGTTACTATTGTCTGTGGAGTTCTTTGGTTTGTCACATATAACTTATCACAATCCCCCACACAAGTTGTTGGTATTGTTGTGCAAAATATTGAATTACAAGCATCACCACTAGTTGCATGATTAAACCAACTTGAACATCCACTACCAGGTGTTGGCGCATATACGTTAAATTCACTCATATTAATTTGAATTACAATTTTGATTGAATACTATTAGATTATTTGATGAATAATATCTTAATTCCGTTGCTGATGGTGTTGGCGTCATTGTTGGAGTTGTTGTATTTGTTGGTGTTATTGAAGTTGTTGGTGTTATGGTTGGTGTTATTGATGGTGTTATTGAAGTTGTTGGTGTTATAGTTGGTGTTATTGATGGGGTTGGTGTAAATGTTGGTGTAGCAGATGCTGATGGTTGTATAGTTGGTGTAACTGATGGTGTTGGTGTATATGTTGGTGTTGTCGTATTGGTTGGTGTTACAGTAGAGGTCATAGTTGGGGTTGGTGTTGGGGTTGGTGTTGGTGTTGGCGATGCTGACACTGGAATTGGAGGAAAATATCCCTTATGTTGAAATCTAACTATCTCGTAATCTATCTTATCATTTATTGCATTGCTAATTATTGTATCTTCATATTGTTCAATAACATCATCTTGACCTAAATTTTCCACATTAATACTAACAGGAATGCTTATGGTTAAATCATTAACATTTGGTAATCTTAATTTATATTTATTCACACTCATCAATAATAGGTTTTACAACAACACCGCTCCCATCATTTAATAATGAATTAAAATCATACCCAGAAGTATCTGGTATTAATTTGAATATTACATCTGAAAATGGATAAAATGTATCATTAACATATGGGTAATTAACCCCATTTGAATTCTCATCAAAAAAACCAACACTATAAATATCTCTCCACCTAAATTGGGCATCAAATTTTGAATAGAATGCATAGCTTGGGATGTTATCTTTTGATGTTAAACCAACTGATTCAACATAATTTGAAAATACCTTTAATGTCATTCTATTATGTGGCTTATAATAATATCCTGACTTATTATTATCATAACCAGCAACCCTAAAAACACTTTCATTATGTTTTATTTTATAATAAAAATCTGAAATAACAATCTCCTCTTGATTATATTCATTATATTCACAAAAATCACCATCAAATTCATTGGGGGGATTGTAATAATAAAAATTTGATTTTGCGTCATCTGAATATGATATTGCCATAATATTGCTATTGGATAATGTGTTGCTATCATCCCACCAATCACTAACTGACTCACTTCTATTAAAATCCCAGCCTTGTTTCATTGGTTTATTTTTTGATGCAAAAAACCCAGAATACCCTTTAAATAAAATTGTTAAATATAATTCAGTTAAAGGTCTGTTTCTATTATCAACAATTCCTTCAATATCAATTTCATCCTGTATGGTAAAATTATATGATTTATTTGAACCTATTCTTTTTGTTGGGAATTTATTATTATTATCATCATAACTTAATGTTTCTATCCCATCATAAATACCAGATTGAAATCCTGCTTTTGTGGCAACAACTCTATCACCCCCTTTTATAACTTTGTGTTTTCTAATATAATATTTTGAAATGGTTTCACCGCTATTGGCACTATTTGTAACACGCCTTAATGTTCCATATACATTTCCTTTTATTTTATCATTAATGTTAATGATGTTAATTATAGTCTTTTCAGAATTAAAAGAACCATCACCAAATGATAATATATTATGCAAAGATTCATTATTACCAATTTTAATCATCACACTCTCCCCTAAATTCAAATTATGATTTAATCCACAAATAATTTTTGTCACATTAAAACCATTAATTGTTATATTTTCAGAAACAAATGGAATGCCATCACCAGCAACCCATTCAAAATCTTTTCCCTTAAAACCAATATTTAATATCTTTTTATTATCTTCAGAAGATGGATAAGTTAAATAATAATTCCAATTATATGTAAATGCACTAATGCTTTCAAAACCAAAAGCAGTTGTTGTTTTTGGTCTAAAAAAATCAAACTCATAAGATTGTAATAACCCCTTTCTAACATTTTTAGATTGAATGATTAATGAAGATTTTAATGGATAAATTAATTCATCTTCATATTTGGTTGTTGTTGTTCCAGAATATATATTATTATATAAATAACTTATGTTATAAACTGGTCGTATCTTAAATGATGCACTCTTCTCCTTCTCATACAATTCCTTTAAATCTATGTTAACACTTCTATCAAATTCAATTAATTCTTTGGATGAATTAACAAGGTCAACTGATATTTGTGAATCAATTTCATCCCCAATCTTATTTCTATAAATGCTTGGTACTATAATATAGTTATTCATTCAAATATTTTGTTTTAAATTTATCCAAAGATGAAAATCCTTTCTTTATTCCAAAATAAAAATGAAATGGTGCACCAACAACAAATTTTGTATTTTCTTGTTTAGTTTTATTATATTTACCATTTATATCAGAATATATATAACCCCTATGTGAATTATATGCTATATCTGAATTGTCTGAAACAAAATAATCTGTGCTATCATATTCACTAAACTTTGCTGTATCATTATTTCTGGGTTTAATTCTTTCAAGAGATTGATACTTTTTTGCAACAATATCAACTTTTTGTGTTCCCCAATTATTCTTGTCTGTTCCAAAAATGCTATTAGAATTTTCTGCCAATTCCCAAGAATAAAATGGAACCTCTTGTGATCTAATATCAAAATATCTTGGGATTAATGAATTTGTAATACTATCTCTAAAACCAATCCTACCAGGTGATATATAATCTTTATAGGTTAAATCATCTTGCAATGATGAATAAAATACCCCCATATAATTTCTACCCTTTTCTCTAAAAATTAAAGATGGTGAATTATTATTGGTGAAAGAATAAAATTCTGATGAAAACTTCACAACGCCAAATTCTGAATTAATAGACATTAATTGTGCCAAATCACCATCTACCTTTTTACCATTTCTACTAAAAAATGAATTTATTGTTATATTAGTATTCTTATTAAGATTTTTCAATATACTAGAATCCAAAACCCTACTCATAACAAACATGTTAATTAAATCAGAATTATCTGAATAACTTGTATAATTTATTTGATTTACCATATATCCATAAGTATCAAATCCCCTTGACCCAATTAATAACTTATTTTTAATACCCAAATTAATTATGGTTGTTGGATACATTAAATTATAATAATTTAACTTGTTTGCAATATAATTATTCTGGTTGCCAACAAATTGCCCCATAGTTGTTCCACTATAATAAGGGGAACTTCTATAATAAAAGTTTGAAGTTGTATTATCATAATAAACAATATCCTTGCAATATTGTGGATTATTTCTATATGCACCAATAGTGTTTGATTTAAATGATGGCATAAACAAAGATCCATTAACCCAGTTATTAACAAATGTTTCTGATACAATACCTCTACATAAACCATAATTTAATTTAAACCTAAAAGCCCATTCACGGAATGCATCAATGTCTGGCAATAAATCAAGTATAGGTCGTCTAACTAATTGGTAACAACCATCCTTAATATATATAGATTGTCTTTTAGTTGACTTACATTTTTCAGTTATAGATAATGTTTCTGAATCATTTTTATTTTCATAACAAGATAGGGGAACTAAATCTTTACAAGAATTAAATGATGTATTTACACTTGCATACCCTGGTAGCCCCTCTAAATCATTTGCCAAAATATCAGCATCAAAACCAGCATTAATATATAAGGGTGAATTTTCTCCTGTTGATTTTTTAGGATATTTATATATTGTAAAAGAGTTATTTTGTTGTAATATACCAACCCCATTACTATACCAATTTTTACCATCTAAACCATCTGATGTTGGTAGCCTATCTGTTCTTAAAATAATTTTGTTACTATTAGAATGAGATAACTTTCTATTCTTTAATTCTAAATGCGAACTATATGAATAGTATAACATGAAATTATCAAATTCAAATGGATTAATATCATATTTATTATTTGCCACAACATCACCTTTACCAACCATATATGTACCACCATTAAAATCCAATTTTGAATTGCTATATTTTGAATCAATCCATTGGATAGGGGTCTTCTTTGGATAATCCTTTTCCCTCCCCGCACGTTCACTATTGACAATAAAAAAATTATTATCAGAATCAATAGGTTCAGCACTTACCCAATTTTTTATATACTTAATTAATGTAGGAATAAGGCCTAATTTAATAATAAAAGGTTTAGTTATTGGTGAATTACGACCAAATATACCAGAATAATATGAAACAGAATCTGATTCATATGGTCTAAATTCAATTCCTGGTTGAAAACTGTAAGATTCAAAGAAAATATCTTCTTGATTTGTTAATGTTTGTGTTGTTATAAAGTCTGATGAGTTACCTCCTTTACCTAAAAGCCTAATATTGCCAGCATATTCATTCAACTTTTGAATTGGTATATTTAATTTGGTAGCACTATTTATAATTATATTGCCAAATTCATATCCAAATATTTTACTCAAATCATACTTATTATCATATTCTGGAGAATATGGATCAACTCCTCTTTGTAATATTAAAACATATTGATTTTCAATACCATTGAAATATTGGATTGGGTTATCTACCACCAACTCATCCCCGGGTGTACCTTGACCACCAATTTTAACTCTAAGTACAGCAGGTGAAGTTAAAACACTAGGTAAATAACCTTTAGTATTTGTATCTGATAATTTTATATAATCTGAATATGTTATACCAGTAATAACTTGGAAATACTCAATATCCGAAGCATAATACGATGTGCTTGTTGCTCCTGTTATAAATGGTAATTTATATGTTTGACTACCTTCTGTATCTTGAGTATTTGCATATTTAACATTTATAATGTTATTTGTATTTGTTATTTTAGTTGTTCCATTAACTCCATATATAATCTCACCTTCAATTGTTGTTCCGGTGACCAAAAAATTAGGATCTTTTGATAATGAATTATTAACAAAACTTAATATATCCCCAGAATCAAAATAGGCTTCAGATAATAAAACAATTACATTGTCATAATGAAATTTATTTCTATTTTCAATAATATCATTAGCAAAAGTAACTTTAACCTTATTTTTTTCATAAAAATAATTCTCCCTTAAATTAAAATAATTAATTCTTTCACCAATAGGCAATGTTTCACTATATATACTAATTTTTTTATCAATTTGTATTAATTGAAATTCATCTGACCTAGGCATTTTAATATCTGTCTCACCAATTTTTTTAGGATTTATTCCAGATGAGTTGTCTGTCCTACCCCCAATTGATTGAGCAATAGTAAATAATAATAATGGCTTATCATCTTCATAATTAAAACTATCTTTATAATTTATATTATCACTAGTATTATTCTCAATAATATTACCCATTAATTTCCAATCAAAATTTTGTGATAACTTATCATAATATAATGTATAATTGGATACCTGAGATAATACTCCATTGTTTTGTATTCCACTACCTAAATCAACATCAACTTCTTCCATATCACAAATGCAAAACTCACAATTTGGGTAAGTTATATTTGGCAAATGAATTAATTTTAATTTTTTCTTAACTATTTTTTTAAAATTAATTGTCAAATAAACAAGTAAAAATAAAATTGGGCCTAATAGTAATAAATCTTTACTAATTTGGAATAATAAAAATGATGCAAATGTTGGTAATGTTGGTATAATCCCTGCTGAAAATAAAGCAACAGATATTGCATAATTTTTAATTACATTAGATATATAATTTTTAATGAAAAAACCCAAAAGTACAATTATTGCTGGTAATAATATTACAGCCATAAAATTCCACAAAAAAGAAATCAAATGATATCCAAATATTAATGGAATATTAATAAACTGAATAATTTGCAATATTATTGAAAATAAGTAATAAAACAAATCAAAGTTTTTCACACCATCATTAACTGGGTATTTATTTATTACTTGCTCACAACTTCTATCCCCAATTTCTTTAATTCCAATAAATTTGCCTTTATTTGTCCCACCCTGATATTGATCAACCAATCCAGAAACAGTATATACTTTATTATATTCAAATTCATAAAATGTATCTTCACAATTAATTGCAGCAATCTTGTTTGTATATTTTTTCCAATCAAGTCCAAAATAATATGAACCACTTTGTGCCTTTTTGGCTTCATCATTACTCCCAGAACTTGATGGATTACCACCCCCTTCTGTCCACCCATATTCTTTAATATTTGGCACCAAAAAATTGGCTTTTCTTGTTGTGTTTGTTAAACTAATAGAATCTTCCCATTTTATGTTAAATCTATATTTTCCCCTTGTTGGAATACCTATTGTTTCATCTTCTGTTATTTGCAAATTTCCATTCTCATCAGTTATGATATAATCCAAATTCATTGGCATTTCAACAACCCAAGTACCATCCCCATCAATAACTCTACCCCCATTATCCAATTCATAAAATTCAAGAATGGGCAAACCATCTGAATCAATACTTTTTGTTTGTCTAATTGATTGAATTAGTCCTGGACCAGTTTCAAGCAAACATAAATTCCCCAAAGATTCTTTAACCCCACAATTAAGTTTAACGCTATCTATGTTATTTGTTCCAAATATTGACCCAATAAAGATTGATGTTGGTTGAATATCAATACTAGCATCTGTTCTTAAATCAAAATCAACTCTATTAATTGTTGAATCACAAGTTTCTGGATCCCCCCAGAATGGTGAAACTTCTATCCCTTTAGATAATGAAACAATTTGTGGCAATGATTCCAAATCTGTTGATGCTTGAAATGAATTTCCCTTAAATTGACCCTCTGCTGCTCTGCCCATCCTTATCAAATCTTGGGGAGTTAATGAAAATGCCCCAATGTCAGATAAATCCAAATCCATAAAAACTGTATGTCCCCCAATTGGAACTCCAAATATCATATAATCACCACTATCATTTGTCTTTACAGTGAATTTATAATATTTCTCATAAACTTCAATATATTGGTTTTTTGCCAAAACATCATTCAATGATGGAAAATTACCTGTGGCAACATGACCTTCATAAGATGGTTCATATGGTAATAAATTATATCTATATCCCTCCTCATTTTTATCACCAATAGATTTATATGGGTAAATTGAGTTGATTAATGCATTATCTTCATCCTCTGTTGATAGTGGAATAAATACTGATACCCTAGCATTTGCCAATCCAAAACCATTATTTGCTGTAATCCTACCTGCAACAACCCCATAATTGGCACAATCCAATGTATAGATATCAGATTGTCTAACTTTAAATGATAAAATTTCAAGAAATTCAATATTTTGGTCTAACTGAAAATTAACAAAATTATCTTGTCCAATATTGGTTTTTATTCTATATGTATTTTGCATCAAGCCTTTTTTTAAGTAAATATTTTATTGTATATAATATAAAGACTAAACACGTAAAATAAATGAATTATCCTATTGTAACTCCTGAGTTTGTTTTAACACTAATCCTTATATCTCTCTCTGGATATCTAATGTGATATATTTCTGATGGTTGAGCAAAAATTATCTCATCAGTTGGAACCATCACTCTTGATGCCCCAGGAACCAATCTTGTTGTTGCAAAATCCCCAGAATAATCACCCCCAATCTCATTTTTAATTGTAAGATTTGAAATTGTCACAACCCCTGTCAATTTTTGAATATTACCTTTTAATTCAGATAAATTAATATCTTTACCCAATTGCATATTCTGTGGTGAGAAATAGGTGTTAATGGTAGATATGACAGATTCAACAATGCTTTTGGTGTCAAACCCTTGAACAACTATGATATTGGCATCAATACTAACATCAAGTATCTTTGCTGATGAAACAACAACATAGTCATTAATCATCCTATAATTTGAAACATAATTGGCAATGTTATCTGTTAAAAATCTTGAATTATCACTAATCAATTTCCCATTATTATCATATGACAAAACAAGAATTTGGATTTTATTATCAACTTCTTGAACTGAAACCTTTGCTGGTGCACCAAATTGTGGGGGCATATTTCTTATGATTGATTCATAGTCTCTTATTGTTACCGCACGTTTTTGTGCCGCAAAATTAAATGAAACAAAATTTCTAACCTCTTCAACACTTGGCAAACCAGCACCCCCAATTGCAGGGAAAGCATTGTTAACCCTCAATGAATTAATGACTGCTGATTGTTGTGATGGACTACCATTAGTAATAGAAAATGTATTAACACCAACTTGATTAATGGTGTTTGGCCCCAAATTTGTATTTAACCCACCCCCAACTCTATATTGAATAAATAAAGTTGTATTTGGCTTTAATGTTCTTCCTAATGAAAAATTATTTAAATAATTCTGCAATGTTGGAAATTGCCCTGTTGTTGTAAATTGATTCAATTGTTCCAATGCTGTATTAACCCCATTACCAAATGTAATTTTTTTATATCCTTCTGGAGTAAATTCTGATACAAATCTATTTTCTGTTTGAATATATTTACCAACTTTAATAGGGGAGGATCCCGTGTTTTTTGTTGTATCAACAATAAATACCCTATCTTCTGCCAATGAATCTACTTCATACCATTTATTAGTATCACCAATAAATTCTGAATTTGGGGGGACTGTTCCAATTTGCCCATCTCTTGTTATCACACTAGTAATACCCAAAACATTCTTCTCTGGTAAAAACAATTCAAAAAATGGTCTAACATCAGATGAGGTAATAACCCTTTTAAATACTTTTGTCACACCATTAATTACAGGTTCTCTTTTTGTTAACGTATAGTTAATTATATTACTATTTAATGAATTTGGTATAACCGTTCTATTCTTATTACCTTGTGCATCATAGTCAGATGAAAAATCAATATCATTAATTGTTTCAAATATAACTCCATTACCCAAAACTTGCGCCCCTCTTTGAAGAAGACCAGCAAACTTTCCATCTGGCTTATCACTTGATACCGGAACAGTTATGGAAAAATCACACAAAGTTAAAGATGGCCTTTGCCCAGGCAATTTTAATCCATATGTTCTTGCTATATTATATATTGATGATTTCTGTTGTGCATATTGTAAAACAGTTTCTTGTAAACTTCTATCAATATGATAATGTAAATTATCAGCAACCGCAGCATTTAAATCAAGAAATACTGAAAATATTGATGCATCATTAAAATCATTTATTAAATCAGGATAATAAGTTTTAACATAATTTAATAATTCTGCTCTTATTCCTTGAAAATCTCTAACGCCATATGAAATTTGTCTATCTGCCATATTATATATTTATAACCACAAAATCACTCCCAGCAAACGCATTTGTGTTTGATGTGAATTCAATTTTTATTTTTGCTGTATTTTGATAAGTACCATTACCCGGTGATCTATATATCTTGTCAGATGGTTTTAAACCAAAATCATCAATATTTAATTTTGATGTATTAACCTCTTCACTAACATCCAAAGGTTCAATAACAATATTTATTATAGTTAAATTTGGTATGTATTTGGCAACAGAATCTCTAATATCTGCCTCAATAACATCAAATGAAACAATATCCAAAGGTTCAAATAAAAATTCATATAGCCTTGTTCCAAAATCTGGTAAATAATATCTACTACCCTTTCTTGTTAATAACAAATGTAATAATGACGCTCTTATCTCATCACCAATATATTCTGTCATCTTTAATGCATCACCCCTTAAAGATGTATCAAAAGGGAAATCAACACCATATGTAAAACCTTCAGCCATTATAACTCATTTAAATATAAATATATCTTTTTCACAAATTTGTAAACTATTTTAATTTATTGTATATTTATATAAAAAAAATTATGAGAACAATAAGATTAACAGAAGCTGGTTTAAATAAACTAGTTAAAAGAATTGTTGAAGATAAAGGAAGTGAAGGCCTTTTTATGGACTACCATAAAGAAAGTAAAGCAACAACTGGTAAAAAAGCAATATCTATGATTAACAAAATTATGGATAAACTTTCAACAATGAAAGATAAATTTGAGAATACTAATTTTGCATTTAGTAAATCTGATTTATCAAAACTTGAAGATTTTTATGATACATTGAGTGGCAAATAAGTTTAAATCAATACTAATATTAAAAACCCCCAAATCTAAACTAATAGGCTGGGGGTTTTTTATTTAACAAATTGTATCAAATCTACGATTCACAACTCACACACTCATTAATATTTCTTGCAAATGATTGTGCTGAACTTTGGCTAAACTGATAGTAAAGCGTCTTAACCCCCTCTTCATGAGCATATAGATATAATTGATTTATATCCTTTGCTGGAACTGATGGATGTATCATCAAATTTAATGACTGTGATTGGTCAATAAATTTTTGCCTCTGTGCTGCTTGTAATATCAATTCTTTTGGTGATATTTCAATAAATGATTTAAACACCTCTTTTGTGGGAAAATCCAAATGCTGAACTGATCCATCTTTCTTCAAAATACTCTCCCAGGTTTCTGGCGTATTTAAACCATACTTATCCAATTCAATATCCAAAAATGGATTCTTATAAATTGTTTTTGATTTAGCCAAATCTTTAATAAAATAATTTGATTTGATTGGCTCAATACCCATACTTACTTGCCCTAAAATAAATGAACTTGACTTGGTTGGGGCAATAGCAATTAATGTTGTGTTGGCATAACCCTCTCTTAAACATTTATATCCCTTCTCTTCATATAAATATTTTGAAGCCAATTCTGATTTCTCTTTAATTATTTTAAATATTTGATGATTTAATTGTTTTGCCATCAAAGATTCAAATGGTATTAACTTGGATTGAAATAATGAATGATATCCTAAAACACCCAAACCAATTGCTCTATGCTGTGATGCAAATCTATTAGCCCTTTTCATACCAGCCATTTTACCTGACTTCAATATAAATTCATCCATAACTGCATTTAAGAACATTGTGTAAACCTCAATTGCATCAGTCTCAACTATCTCATCCCAATGAAGTAAATTCAATGAACCTAAACAACAAACAAATGAGTTTAATGAATCTGTCGGCAATTGAATTTCGGAACACAAGTTACTTGCAGTTATCTCCATACCCAACTCTTTGTAGGGGGAATTATTGTTTGAGTTATCCTTAAACATAATATATGGAAAACCAAACTCATTACGTCTTTGAATAATTTTTGCCCATATCTTTCTCTTGCTTGGGTCTCCCCCCTTCATATCATTAATCCAATTATCTGTAACAGTAACACCATATTGTAAATTCTGGATTGGATTGCCCTCTGATCCAATATCAAGAAACTCCATAATATCCTCATGTTCAACTGGCAACCAAACTGCACATGCACCCCTTCTTGCCTCTGATTGTTTGCATACATCAACTACTGTGTCATACACCCTTGCATAATGAACTGGTCCATCTGCTGTACCACCTGTTGATATTTTAGTTCCCCTTGCTCTAATATTACCTAAATAAGCACTAGTTCCACCACCATATTTTGACATCATACCAATCTCTCTTCCAGCATTTAAAATGCTATCTAATGTGTCATCAATATTGGATCCATAACAGGATATAGGCAACCCCTTTTCTTTACCAAAATTAATCCATACTGGTGTAGAAAGGCTATAAAAACCCCTTGCCATATATTCCTCAAATTTAACAGCAAACCCATCAATTTTTAAATACCCCTCTGCTTTATTAGCAATATCTTTAATCCTTTGCTCGGGGGTTTCATTTATATACCCCCTTGATAAGAAAAGCCTACTCTCATCATTTAACCAATAATATTTTTCTTTATTCATTATATTTGTTTTTTAAAATAAATCATCTTCTGTTATGCTCTTGCTTTTTTTATTATAATCCACCGATTTCTTATAGAAGAAATCCCCCTCCTTTGTTGATAAAATCTCCACATCAAACCATAACGTCTTCTCAATCTCTGTAAAATCAACCTCAAATACTGGCTTCATTCCAATTCTACTTAATGAGTTGTTAAATCTATTCTGAATGAAATGTTTAATTGTATCTTTTGATAAGAAACTTAATTCACCATTTTCAAATATCCAATCTAGTATTCCACATTCAGCAGCATATGCTTTATGACAAGCAGAAACAATCAATTCCTCAAATTCAGCATCAAACCATTCTGGGTTTTCTTCCTTGATAATATTGATAAGTTCTGAACCAAAATTACCATGAATTTCTTCCTCCTTTGAGGTTGCCTCAACCACATTTGAAATACCCTTGAATAGATTTTTCTCCTTGTTAAAGGACATCATAATTAAAAACTGGCTAAATAAACTCACATGTTCAATAAATAATGAGAACAACAATATAGACTTTGTGTACATTTTATTCTCCTTACTCCTTGTACCATCCAAATATTTTGATAGATAACTAATTCTATTCTTTATGGCAGGGATTTCAATAACTGATTTAAACTCATCTTCTAATCCAAGAATTCGTAATAATTGTGCATAAGCATCCTTGTGTCGAACTTCGCTTTCGGAGAACGTCATACCAACATCACCAATTTCAGTTATTGGCATTCTCTTGTATAAGTCAGCCCAGAATGTTTTGACATTCACCTCAATTTGTGCAATAGCCAACATTGACCTTTTAATAACTTCCCTCTCCTCATTTGATATTTTTGTTTTATAGTCATCAATATCAGTTGTGAAATTAAATTCACTGTGCAACCAGTAAGCATGTCTTATAGCATCCTTATATGCTAATAAAGATGGATATTCATAAGGCAAAATATTTACCCTCTTTTCAAAAATGTTCTTCATATTCCTTTTTTTATTTGGTTAAGATAAATATAAAACCAGAAAATAAAAGTATTCAATTTTAATTATAAAATCAA